GCGCTTCGAGCGTGACACGGTCGAAGTCAAGATCAGCGGAGGCATCTTCGAGTCGACTCCGCTGCTCGCACGCTCGCTCTACGGAGTCACGCTGTGACGTTCCTGGCGGACGAGTCCGGCGTCGAGACCTCGATCCCCCGCGAGGGTATCGAGATCACCATGCTTAACCAGGTGTATCGGATCGCCACCGGTACGCGCGACCTCGAGATCGACGGAGAAACTTTCGAGGTCGCTCCGGCGTACCGCGGCGAGCTAGAGCTGTCGGTAGCTGGAAAGGGCGGCGTGCTCATGGTCGAGCTGCCGATGTCACATGCTGTCCCTCAGCGCTACATGGCCGACCTGGTGCCACCACAAAAGATCGCAGTGCGTGTGCTGCGCAAGCAGATGACGAGCGGAGAAACGGAGTGTCTATGGGCCGGCCGCGTGCACCGCATGCGCATCGTCAAGCAGAAGGCCGAGCTCGCCGTACCGAGCGACCTGACGCGCGCGCTGCAGCGCAAGCTGCCGACGATCACGACCGGCAAGCTGTGCCCTCACGTGCTCTACAGCGCGAGCTGTCGCGTGGTCTCGAGTGCACACCGCGTCGACACCACGATCACGACGTACTCCGGCCGCGTGTTCACCGTCGACACGCTCGGCCGCGCGTCCGGCTGGGCGCGCGGCGGGCAGATCGTTCACGTCCCGACCGGAGAGCGCGTCACCATCCTCAGCCAGATCGGCGACGTCATCACGGGACAGTTCGGGATCTACGAGCTACGTCTCGGCGACGCTGTGCAGGTGTTCGCCGGATGCAACAAGCTGCTGACGACCTGTCAGCAGAAATTTGCAAACGATCAGAACTACGGCGGCATGCCGATGCTGCCGACGCGCAACCCGATGCTGCCTGCCGGATTCGGAGTCCTCGAGCAATGAGCTACTCACTACTGATCGCCGGCGGCGTGCTCGCGCTCGACTGGGCCTATCACCGGTGGATCGATCCGCCGGAAGAGGCAAAGCGAAAGCCTGTCGAATTCAAGGTCGCCACGACGAGCGAGGGCGAGCCGGTTCCGATGATCTACGGCAAGGTCCGCGTCGACCGTCCGATCCTCGCGTGGTGCGGATATCCGCAGGCGCTCGACGCTGCGAGCGCCGGTGGACTCGCCGGTGACGCACCGTACCTGTACGGACTCGACATGTTCTTCGTGCTAGGTATCCCGTTCTACAACGGGATCTGCCGCGTCACGAACGTCTGGGCCGGCGGCGAGCTGCTCAACTTCCTAGACTTCGATCCGCCGATTACCGGAGCCGGAAACTTCGAGACTGGGATTAACGTCGAGAGTGACCTCGTCACGGACACCGGCTTCATCGGAGGAAATCTCGAATTCCTCGACGGTCGCGACACGCAGGTGATGGTCGACACGTCGACGGGAACCGCCTACAACGAGGCGGCGCGGCGGATGAAACTGACGTCGCCAGGTGGCGTGGTCCCAGGCTACCGCGGGTACCTCACGGCGCTGCTCTACCGCGACGGAGTATTCGATCCGCTGTTCGGTCCGTCACTGTCGTGGTCGGTCGGCACGTCGCCGCAGGTGTCGTCGATGTCATTCGAGGTGACGTCGTACCCGAACACGGCGCTACACTCCAAGACCATCAACGCTGACGGTGACGCCAACCCTGCCGATGTGATCTGGGATGTGCTGCGCTCGACGTTCGGCAAGCTCGGACTCCCATACACGCTCGTCGACTACACGACGTTCCGCGCAGCCGCCGAGCAGCTGCACGTCGAAGGCATGGGCTACTCGCGCGTATTCGACGGCCGCGCTACGGCTGCCGATGTGATCTTCGACGTGTGTCGCCACATCGACGCTGTCGTGTTCATCGACCACACGCTGACGTCCGCGTCCAACGGACTGATCAAGATCAAGCTGATCCGGCCGGACTTCAACCCGAACGATCTGCAGCTGATCAACCCGAACAACTGCGAAGATCTCGAGCCCGTCGAGCTGTCGTCGCGATCGGGACTCGTCAATCGCGTGCGCGTGAAGTACCGCAAGCGCAGCGAAGAGTACGCCGAGCGCAGCGCGACGTCGGACAACCTCGCCAACGTCGTCGGAGAAGACGGCGAAGAGTACGAAGAGGTTATCGACTTCCCGGGGTGTACGACCGAGGATCAGGCGAACGTGCTAGCCGCGCGCGAGCTCTCAGCGACCAGCAAGCCGATCGCTAAGTTTCGCGCGAAGGTGGATCGATCGTTCTACCGGATCACACCCGGCGAGGCCGTCGCTGTGACGTGGCCGAAGTACAACATCAACGGAGCGATCTTCCGCGTTGCGCGTGTGATCCCCGGATACGCGAATCAGAACCACATGACGCTCGAGCTGATCCAGGACTTCCACTATCTGCACCACTTCGACATTTCCGCCGACAGTGGAGGGGGATTACCTTCCCACGCCGAAGAGGCAGTGTCCGAGTAAGCGGACAGACGTGTAGCGTAATGAGGCAGTCTGTGCAGTGCGCGTAGAAATCTCGCGCGCTCGTCGAGCTGCACGCAGGATGGCCTGCATGCCACCGGTGCAGTCCAACGAAGATCGAGACCTCGCGGATCGGAAGCGTCGACGCCTCGCGGCGTCCGAGGACTCCGGCGAATTCGACGAGGAGACGACCGGTGTGCGCAACGCGCGCGGGATCGATCGCGTCGAAAAGAGCGTCAAGCGCGTCAAGTTTTGGATCGCCGGCGTCGCGATCCCTGCGATCGCCGGCCTGGTGCTGGCGGTCAAATTCCTCATGTCCTACGCGCGCGAGAGCGAGCGCGCTGCGATCCTCCGCGAGATCGACCACGATCGCACGGTCGTGCATGACAAGCAAATCAGCGAGATCCTTATCCGTATTCGAGAGCTCGAGCTTACCGCGCGCAGAAATGAGGCGCGAACCGACAGACGGCGCGATGCTGACGGCGTCAGCACGCCACCACCACACGACAAGGTGACCCCGTGACCCGAATCCTCAATCGTCTGCTGGTCGTACTCGCTTTCGCCGCCGTTCCGATCCTGTTCGCCGCCGCTCTCGATCGCGTCGCCTACGCGCAGGGCCACGCGCAAGCGGTGGAGAGCGTGCAGCACCTAGCCCCCTACACGATGGGGGTCGTCAGCGTCGACGATCCGACCTCGACGCTGCTCGACCTGATCAGCTTCGCGCGGTCTGGCAAAGGTCGCCTCGCGTTCGGCGCCGGTCTGGTGCTGCTCGTCTGGGGTCTGCGCGGATACGTGTTCGCGCGCGTGAAGTGGCTGCAGACCAAGCTCGGCGGGTACGTGTCGGGATTCGGCGCTGCCGCGATCCTGTACGTAGGCGTAGCGCTCGGCGCAGGTGCCGAGCTGACGGTCAACATGATCTGTGACGCGCTCGTGGCCGGCTTCGCGGCGTCCGGTAAGTGGGAGGCGATCGCAGACATCGCAGACATGGCGAAGCGGATCCCGCCGATCGGAAAGCAGGTCGCCGCGGCGAGCGTGCTCGCGATCGTGGCGCTCTCGTCGACAGCGATGCTGGCCACGGGTCCCGGGTGCAAGACGCCGATCGTGGAAGACGCCAAGCACGTCGTGCTGCCCTGCGTCGAGTCGCAGCTCGATCAACTCGGCGACGTCAAGGTCGGTGACCTCTACGCGCAGCTGACGGCGATCGCGAAGTCCGGCGCGTGGTCGCAGTTCTACGACGTTGCCATCAGTCACGGCGTGGAGCTCGGCGGCTGCGTCGCCGCGCGCGTGATCAACTTCTTCACGTCACCCCGCAGCGCCTCGACAGCGCCGCCGGTCGAGCAGACCAACGCCGCGAGAGAGACGCTCGAGCGGCTTCGCGCCCACTTCGGCGGTAACGTCGCGTGGCGTGACCCGGACACCGGCGCGGCGCAGTGAAGATCGGCCGCGTCAAGAGCAGGCCGGACCGCAGAACGATCGGCCTCGGGTCCGTCGTCGCTGCCGCCGGCGTCATGCCAGGTGTACCGTCTGCTCGACGCTGGTCGCTGGTCGGCAGCTCTCCGCCGTACCGGCCGATCGTGTGGGGCGAATTCCTGAACCTGCAGATCGGCAGCTGCACTGCGGCGTCGATCGCGCACTGGTGCCAGCTCGTCGCCGCGCACACCGGCACGGTGCCGCAGCTCACGGACAGCGATGTGCAGGCAGCCTACAGCGCGGTAGGTGGCTACGACCCGGCGAGACCGGATGCGACCGACAACGGCGCCAGCATGCTCATGATGCTGCGCTACTTCCGGCACACCGGACTGATCGACGCCTACGCATCGGTCGACTTCCGAAACCCGACGCTCGTCGAGCTGGCGATCGATCTGTTCGGCGGCGTCTACGTCGGCCTCGACCTGCCGATCGCGTGGCAGTCTGCCGAGGTCTGGGACGCAGCTCCTGCCAGCACGCGCGTTCGCGCACCGTGGTCGCGCAACTCGTGGGGCGGACACGCCGTGTGGATCAGCGACTACGACCAGGTCGGCTACTGGCTACCGACCTGGGGTAAGCTCAAGCGGCTGACGCGAGCCGGACTGATCGCGTACGGTGACGAGTGCTACCTCGCGTCGTCGAAGCGCTGGAAAGAGTCGCCGGCCGGCGCGCCGTGCGGCTACCTCGCCGGCGCGCTCGAAGGCTTCGTCAGCCGCGTCGCATCGTAGGCCGCGTCGCTGGTCGCCGGCGCACGCGGCGTCGCTCCTCGAGGCGCTACGGCCGCCACGGCTCGATCCACTCGTCGACCCACGCGCGGCCGTCGATCCAGCACAGATAGCGCTCGACCTTGTCGCAGCACGCGTCATTGTAGCTCACGAACGCGGTAACGGTGGCCTCGCAGGCACGCGCCCTGGGCGCTTCTGAGACAGCACACCGGTAGTCGGTCGAGTGCAGCACCTCGCCTCCGCGGATGCGGCAAACGGCAGCTCTGCAGCTCGTGAGGGCCGCCAGAGCGCACGCGGCGATCAGCCGACCTCGTCCCATCCGCTGCTCACGCCGGAGCACTCCGGCGCTTCGATCTTGTCAGACCTGCGAAGCTGCAGCAGGCCGCGCACCTCGATCTGACGAACGCGCTCGCGCGTCAGGTTAGCGATCTCGCCGACCTCCTCGAGCGTGATCCCTCCGCGCTCGGCGACGTCGAGCGCGCACGTGTCCTTCAACTCCCACGGATCGAGGTCGGGAAAGTTGATCTTGATCGACCCTGTCTCGGGGTTGACGTCGAGGTACAGGTGGTGCTTGCAGCTGACCCAAGGGCACGGCCGCACGCTGTTGCTGCCGCTCTTGCAGTCGCCCCACGTCTGCGGTCGGTCCGCGGCGTCGTGCTCGGGCGCAGCAGCGAACGCGATCATTGCGCGGCCGATCCGCACGGCCTTCTGCAGATTGCGCGGCGAAATCGTCTTGGAGCGAACACGCTGACGTCGAACGCGCGGACGCTTTCTCTTCGGTGGATCGCGATTCTCGACGACGTCGACGCCGTCAACGTCGATCGCGTTGAGTCCTCGCTTTGGACTCGTCATGTCGTGCACCCGCGTTCGACACTGACACGCTACGCCGTTCGATGGAATACGGATCCGCGTCGCTCGTTCAATCGGCGACGCGGATCCGATCTCTCGAAGCGGCGCGCGCACAGCTGTCCGCCCACGCTCGACCGACGATCCCGCTGCCTGGGAACATGTCTTCGAGCGTGTCGCCAGGCTCGAGGCCGAGCTGCGCGAACAGGAACGCGCAGAACCGCAGCGACTTCCGACCAGGAAGATCGCCGCCGCGCGCGGGGTGGGCGCACAGCCAGTCGCGCTGACGGACACCCTGACGTCGACGGCCGCCGGCGACCAGCAGTGGCTCCCAGGTGTTGTGTGGTCCGTAGGTCGCCGCTGTGACGCCGATCGCCTTGACCCACGGACAGGTGCGAGTCCCCGGCGGCATGAGCGGTAGGATCCAGTGCAGAGCTTTCTCGCTCGTCGACAGCGCGAATCCGGCGAGCTCGCCCGAGGCGAGACGGGCCGAGAGTCCGGCGATCAGTGTGTGGTGGTCGACTTCGCCGGCGTAGCTCGGCTGATCCTTGTAGTAGCGCGCGGCCGTCCCTGGATACGGCGGATCGGCGTACGCGAACCGCAGCGCGTATCCGCTCACGGCTGTGCGTCCGATGCCGTAGCGCGACAGGCGAAACGAAGCCTGCCGACACTTCGTCGAGCAAAACCGCGTCCCAGGCCGCCAGCGCAGGATCGGATCTTCGCAGAACGCGCAGCGCCTTGAGTCGATCACAGCGACCTCGGGTGCGCTGCACCGACGCGGCGGTTATCGCTCGAGCACAGCGCACGCATCTCGACGCCGGCTTCGTAGTCGCGCCAGTAGCGCGCGACGCGATCCCACCGACCGAGCTGGTTCGGCTTGAACGGAGCACCGTCGGTGTAGCTGACTTCGAGCGCGCCGACGCCGAAGTGCAATCCGCACTGCGCGCAGCAGCCATCAGGCGCGAGGCGCTGGATCAGCTCGAGCAGCCGCGCCTTTGCCTTTCGCGCGCGACGCTGCGTCGGTGTCAATCCGTCCTCGCGCACGATCACCAGCGCACCGTATACCCGGCCGCCCACCGGATCGCGATCGACATCATCGCTGCGGCGTGCTCTCCGTTCGTCGCGCGGTTGAGGCCGCTCGGGTGCGGGATCGCGATCGCCGCGTGATCGCCGTCGAGCTGCACGATCCCGCTTCCCATCGTGACGCCGAAAGCAGCGGCGACGTCGAGGCCGCAGAGCAGTACGCGAAGCGGTGTGACGACCTGGTGATCCTGCAGCTCGCCGTGCTGGTGCTCTCCGCGGATCATCGCGTCTCTCGTCGACGAGCGACGCCAGGCAAGGTCGTCGCGCAAGAGCTGCAGCACGCGCGCCGCGCGCTCCCTTCCGACCGCGCGCACGTGCGCCGGCGACGGCTCGTCGAACAGGTTGATCCGGCGGAAGCGTCCGAGGTAGTCGGCCGGCGGCATGCCGCCGAACGCTGCGAGGCGCGCGCCGCTCGAGCGCGCCGGATACGGAAACAGCGGCAGCTTTCCGGTCGGCCCTGGCGAGTGTCCCACGATCAGTCCGCGAGGCGGCGCCGACGCTGCGATCGAGTCGAAGGTGACACCCTTGATCTGGATCGTCGCGATCCTGATCTCAGCCACGATCAGGTGTGCAAGCTCGGGCCGTCCGTACTCCGTCGGTCCGCGACTGTTCGGCATCGGTGACAGGCACGGAAACGGGTAGACGCGCCACGGGTCGGACTCGACGGCGCGATCGATCGCCGGCGCTGGCTTCGTCAGCGCGCTCACTGCGGCTGCGCCTCTTCCGCGGCGAGCTCGGCCCACGCGCGCTTGACGGCTTCGCCGATCGATGCGCGCTCGTCCTCGGACATCGCGACAACGAGGTAGATCCCGATCGGACGGTGATCCTTCGGGTGGTCGACGATGTCGAGCAGCACGAGCTGCGCGGCACCCTTCGACAGCCGCTCGGCCGCGACGTCGGCCGCGACGGTGACTAGCTGAAATTCCTCGAGCGGCGCGCCGGGGTCGCACTCGAATGCGACGCGCGCGATGAACTTGTCACGCGCCGCGGACGTACCACGCAGCAGCGGGTCGTGCGTCACGAACGCGAACGCGCGCGCGTTCGTCGGCCGCGGCAGCTTGTACACGCCGACGCCGAGCTGCACAGAGATGTCGATGTCGACGAATTTGATCGTCGTGTAGACGCCGGGGGGTACGCGCTTCGGGCGCGGCGTGATCCCCTGCGCGACTTGCTCTGGTGTGGTCTGATTCGGTTCCATGGTCTTAGCCTTTCGTTCCGTAGATGCGATCGAGGATCAGCGTGAGTAGTCCGCCGGGACCGATCCACAGTGGACCAGGATCGGTGCGCCGCGACGGGTCGATCGTCTGGTGGCCGATCTCCATCATGTAGCGCGGAATGTCGTAACGCTCGACGAGCGCACGCGCGACGCGCTCGGCCGCGTGCGTGTGCTCGAAGGTGTAGCGGTGCCAGAATTTCCCGTCGACGTCCTCGACTTCGTCGTCAGGAATGACGATCGGCAGCTCGGGGCGTGCTGCACCACGCGGGACGTAGTCCCAGCGATACGGCCAGCTCGCGAACACCATCGTGCGTCCGTCGCGGCTTTTGATCAGCCGAAGCTCGCCGGCGTTTTCGATCTCGATTCCGGCGATCAGATCGTTCGCGGCGATCGTACCTCCGCGGTCTGCGAGCTGGTACGGCGCGCGGTGGTTACCCGTCCGCAGGAAGCGCTTGGCTGTGTTCGATCCGGCGTGCCACGATCCGCGTCGGAAGCTGACGGACTGCACGACACGGCGCTGCGCGTCGATCCACGCGTGACAGCTGCGCGCCGGACCGTTCGGCCGTGCGATGCGCAGCGCCAGCGCGAGCGCGCCAGCGCTTCGCGTGTCGGTGAAGTGCCACGCCGCGCCGACGACGTGATCGATCCCGCGCATGAGCGCAGAGTGGCGGTGCGTCTTGACCACGTCGACGAGGTTGCCGTGCATCCAGCCGTCGTCGTCGATCTCGATCGGGTCGTCACCATCGTCGAGATGCTGACGGTGAAGGTACTCGTTCGCGGCGATCGCCAGCGCGGTCGTCTTGTCCATGGCGTCGATCGCCTTGTCGAATGCCTCGTCGCTACCCATGTCGATCCTCCTTAGAACAGGTCGGCCTGCGGTGAGCTCGAGCGCGCCGGCGTCGCCGCTGCAGCCGGAACGCGCGCCGATGCCAGCTCGGCCCGGCAGCTCGGACACACGATCGATCGGTCACCCTCGTCGGTGCCGCCAAGCGTCGTGATAAAGTAGCAGTGCGGGATCATCTTCCCGTCGGGACCAGGGATCCACCCGCGCGCACACGGAAACCAGACGTCGATCGTCGCACCGGGAATCCACGGCATGTGCTTTCCGCGACGGTACGCTCCGAGCGTGGTCCCCTTCTGCGCGTAGCCGTCGTCGAGCAGCGCCATCCGCCACTCTGCGATCGCGAGGCCGAGCGCGTTGGTCACGAGTGCAGCCCCGCGTCGCAGCGCTCCGTGCTGCCGCAGATCCGACACGGACCGTAGATCATACGCCGCAGGATGCGATCGCCATCGCGAACGGTCCGCATCGATGCAAGGTTGATCGGCTCCGGCTTCCCGCGAACGCGATCGAGTCGGTAGCCGATTGCGGACAGGAATCCGATCAGCAGCAGCACTGGCACGGCTACGCAGCACCCGATCGCAAACGCATCGACCATGGCTATCGCTACACCTTTCTTGCTGACGACGTCAACACTAGAACGGCGATCCTTGCTCGCGCTCGTCTGGGAGATCTCCCACGATCTCGACGTCCGGCCACGGGTACTCACCGAGGCCGGCATGCTCGAACCGCTCGCGGCACCACGTCAGCTCGGGGAATTCGTAGAAGTGACGAAGCTCCGAACGCGCGCCGCGACCATCCTCGATCCGCACCTTGGCGCGAAACCGGCGCAGCTTGTTACCGAACAGCTCGACGAGTCGAGCACCCACCATGGTAGCCGTCGATCGTCGCGCTCCCACGCTCTGCGTGTACTTGAGGTAGTCCTCGATCAGATCATCCTTGAGCACAGGTGCTCGCCAGCCGAGGTGGTTACGCAGCAGCGCGCCGTCCTCGAGCTTGCAGAATAGCCACTCGTCGACGGAGTCCATCGACTGGATCTTTTGATCGCGCAGCGCCGCGGTCTTGGGGAACGCGCGGACGTTGAACCCTGACAGGTCCATCGTCTGCAGTCGATACAGCAGATTGGACAGGCCGACGTTGCCCTGCTTCGTCATGTCGGCGCGGATCGCCTCGAAGTATGCGTGATCCTGCATGCGTCGATCCGGTACGTCGAGCACGCAGTATCGGCGCTCGTTGTCACCAGCTGGAACTACCCACCGACTGTTTGACGCCATCATCACGTGAGCAAAGTTTGCACCCTGCTCTGCGTCGATACCCTTGCGCTCGATCATCTGCATGCGCTCGGTGACGAGCGCCTTTAGCACCGACTCGTGACGTTTGTCACCAGCAAAAAACGCCTCGTCGGCGAACACCACGACCGCGTCGCGCAGCTGCGCATTGAAGTTTCCAACGAGGTGCTGCGCGTTCGACACGTGCAAGAAGTGGCGACCGAACAGAGCACCGAACGTGGTGATAAAGGTACCCTTGCCTGTTCCGGGTGCGCCACGCAGAACGATCGCGACCTCGCCTGGCGTCGCCGGCTGCTGCACCGCACGCGCCATCCATCGCATGACGTAGTCGAAAACGACCTCGTTATCGTCACAGATATTGCTGCGCACGTGCTCGATGAAGCTCGCGTCACCGTCGCCAGGTCGGGCCTCGACGGCGAATCCTTGCCACAGGTTGTACGCCCCCGGGACGTCGCGGCCCGGCGCGAACACGACGCGATCGTACTGCCGGCGCATCTCGTGCTCGAGCCACCACACGCCGAGCGGAACCTTTACCGCGTTACCTTTCTTGTCGGTTCCGAGGTCGACCTTTCTCGTCATATAGCGATTCCGGATCGCCGTGAAGCTCTGCGTAGTCAGCATCGATCGCTCGAGGATCGGATCCTCGACCTCTTCGATCACGAGGCACTCGCCTCCGAAGTTTGAGATCACGGCGTGGCGCTCGTTGAGCTCGCGCAGCGCAGGATGTATCGCTTCCTCGCGTGCACGGTCGATCTGCCGGTAGGCGTAGCGATCGATCGTGCTGCCCTTGTCGAGCACGCTCGAGCTGATTCCGAAGTCGGGGTCGGTGATCACCGAGTAGATCAGAGCGTCGTCGGCGCCGGCGCGCACCAGCTCACAGCACGTGTAGAACAGCCACTCTGACCGACGACCCGACAGCTTGTGCGTCTCGTCGGGGTGGTGGCCCTGCACGATCACGACCTTCGCGTAGCTCGACAGATTCGGCAGCTTCTGCCCGAGCTGCTCGATGGTGTAGCGCTCGACGTTACCTGTGGCTGTCGACGCTGCGGCCTGCGAGCGAGCGCGGCTGCCGGACAACGATCCGCGCTGCGGCGTGGACTGCACGCGCTGCGCCGGCTTGAACGCTGACAGCGGCAGCGCAGCATCGCCGGCGATCCACTCAACGCGGGACAGCGTCTTGACGCGGCCCTTCGCGCGCTTCTTCTCGTCCGGGTAGTTGATCGATCCCGGCAGCCGCAGGATACGATCGACGTTGTGGCAGTGGTCGCCGCCGAGCGCCCACTCGAGCGCAAGGTTGTAGCGCTCGACCTCCTCGCAGCTCGCCTCGCGCTCGGCGTCGGTATCGCCGGCGATCGCGACCGGGTCGATCAGCTTCCACAGACCCTGATACCCGCCGCCGGAGAAGATGCAGCCGTGCGGCTGCGCGATCGGATCCGGCGGCGTCTTGAGGCGCTGCTTGATCCGCTCGCGCTCGCGCTCGTTGTGTCTATCAAGATCTCGCTCGCCTGGATCCGGCGCGCGCGGATCGACGTCGACGTGCAGCCACTCCACGCGCTCGATGTCGACCTTACGCGGCTTGCTATTCATCGCGCGCCGCGTCGCGTTGAGCGTGTAGTAAATGTTCCGCTCGGAGTGCTGCATCAGGAAGCGATCGACGCCGGACTCGTCGCCGGCTTGGATCGTACGCGTCTCGATGCCCTGCTGGTCGACTGCGATCGCCGTCAGGATCCATAGGCCGGACGGCCGCAGGTAGCGGAGAAACCGGATCGCAGTAGACGCGTCGTGCTTCACAGGTGCCCCGACCTATCCTACTAGCGCATCGCGCAGCTCGGATGCAACGAGGTTTGGTCGCCACACGCGGATCGCGCTGTACTCGAGCGCTGCGAAGTGTGCGTCGATGCCGAGGTGCGTAGCGGCGTAGTAGCCGTCGAACAGCAGCCACGCAACCGGATCGGCAGCGCGCGGCTTACGCTCGACTTCGACGCTGCCGAATTTTTGGTATGCACCACGCGCAACGCCGCCGACGCGCAGCAGCAGCCACGCGCGTCGGTTCGCCTCCCATCGACGACGCAGCCAGACGCGCTGCTGCGGCGTGAAGTGCTTGACGCGAACCACCGACGACGGACGCACCGGCAGCTCGTCGAGACACTTCAGCTCGACCCATCCCGCGGTACAGTTCACGTCGGGCGTCCCGGGGTGCGCCGGGTTTTCAACACTGACGGGATCGAGGCCGCGCAGCGCAGCGACGACGACCTGACGCATCCTGCTCTCGCGGTTGCTCATGGGCGAGGGTTTCCCTTCGTGATGTTCCACCACGCGCGCACGAAGCCGACGCCGACGCCGAGTCGGTCTGCGATTACCGTCAGCGGGATCGCGAAGTGCTCGTCGGTGAACGCGACGAATTGCTGCATGAAGCCGCGCGACACGTAGCAGGCGGCGTGACCGTCGGTCCGCGTTCCGGCGTACGCCTTCCACGGCTTGCGGCAGTAGCGACAGACGTCACCCGTCGGTGCTGCGTCCGGGTGCTCGGCGATGCGGCGCGCGCGATCAGCGTGGAACGCCGCGACGAGCTGGTCGAGCTGCCACGTCGGAGAGTCGGTAATCGCGCGCTCGATCACGTCTACTTACCATCGATGCGAAGGCCGAGCGCGCGCAGCTGGTTCGGCGTCACGATCGGCCGGTCGCCGATGATCGTGTCGAGCGCGTCGCGCAGCCGCTTGATCTCGGCGTGCGTCATCCACACGTTGATCGACTTGCCGCGCGTGGCAGCAGCGACGAGCGTGTGTCGCGTGCGCGAACCGCGACGCTTGCCAGACACCACAACGCGGTCGCGAAAGCGGCGGCCGATGCCGCGCGCGGTCGTACGCACGTTGTGTCCGAAGTAGTGACCAATCGCTGTACTGTCTTTTGTCACGCTGCCCTCCGTGCGCTGCAGTAGCCGTGCAGCATGTGCCACATGTCGATCTTGAGCTGCCGCCAGAAGCCGAGCACGGCACTGCGCCGCTTCTGTCGGTACCATCCTTGACGGTTCGGGTCCGGGAGATCCCAGAGCATCCGACGCACGGTCGCGAAGTCGAGGCCGGTGCGCATGTCGTCGTAGTGCTCGCCGCAGTCACACTGCGGCGGCGTCCTAAGCCTTCCCACGGATCCACTCCGCGAGCTGCTGCCAGTTGTTCGTTGCGCGACCACTCCAACCGTCGCGGCGGTTGTGCGGCGTGATCCACTGGATCGGCTCGCTGCCGCGCTGCGCGTCGCGCCACGCTTCGAGGTGTGACGTTCGATCGTCGACGAGAAAATCACCGAACCCGGCGAGCACGTACTTGTGATCCGCGACGATCACGCGCGCGCGGTTGATCCCGAATCGGTCGGACAGTGCCGTGCGTCGCTCGCTCTCCCACGTTCTGCAGCTGTGCCACGGCGACGTGCAGACCCACACATCGCAGATCGCCTCGAGCGCACGCACGCCGGCGATCGCGTCTGCGAACACCGGCAGGCGCTCCCACCAGCCGGGGACCTGCATGAAGTGGAGCACGGACTTTCTTTGGTCCGGCGTCAGCTCGAGGCACGCCGCGAAGTCGAACGCGTGTACGTCCTCGCGCTCGTAGTGGCGGCCGGTGACCGAGCTGGCGATGTGTAGCACTGGGCCGATGAAGTCGAACAGGACGCCGTCCGCGTCGAGGATCACGCGCTTGGTACTCATGCCGCCATTCCTTCGATCGGCGACTGCTCGCCGTAGTTTTCGCCGCGCGTGAAGTCGACGCGGCTTGGCACCGACAGCGGCAGCGCGTCGACCATGATCGCGTGCGCGTTGCGCGCGCGCCGCAGGCCGAGCTCGCCGCGAGGGTGCGAGAAGTTGAAGTCGTCGTGCACGGTGAGGATCGGTCCAAGGTTCGCAGCGTCGAGGGCGACGAGCGCGTTTTTTGACTGAATCGCAGCGCTACCCTGGATCAACCGGTTCAACGCCTTGTATGTCCAGTCGTAGTTACCGTGCGCGTCGACGGGGAACCGCACGCGCCGACCGTCGATCAGCCGCAGCCACCCGCGCTCGGCTGCAACCTCGGTGCACTGCCGCGCGAGCTGACGCACGAAAGGCATCTGACGATCGAACGTGTCCATGATAGCTTGCGCCTGCGGACCGGCGCCGAGGTACACGCCGCCGTCCCGCCGGCGGCGCTCTTCGGTCGGCAGGTCGAGCTTGACGGCCAAGAGGCCGCCACCCATGCCGTAGCAGATCGCGAGGAACACCTGCTTAGCGTCGTCTCGAGGCAGTCCGGTGATCTCGGCTGCCATCGAGTGCGAGTCGGTCATCGGGTTGGTTCGGTACGCCTCCGCGAATTTCCACGCGCCACGAAGTCCCTTCTTCTCGGCGTAGTGCACAGTGGTGCGTGGCTCCTGCTGAGAGTAGTCGCCCTTGTGCCACTCCTCGCCGTCATTCGGCAGGAAGATCGCGCGCCACTTCTTCCCGTACTCTTTGTTTCGCACCGGCTGCGCCTGCACGTTCGGGTGTCGCGACGCCGTGCGGCCGAAGCGTGCGCCCTCGTCTTCGCTCTCCTCGTCGTCGCTCGCCGTGCGCATCTGCTTGAACGTCGGATGAAGTCGATCACCAACGAGGTGCTCGCGCACACCGTCGCAGTACGTGGTGTCGAGCTTGTGGAAGATCCGCGCCTTCGCGATCGCGTCGACGACGGCGTTACCCTTGTGATCGAGCAGCACCTGCTTTGTCAGCGACGGACCGTTGTCGACGATCGCACCTGTCTTCTTATCGGTGCGCGTGTTGCGCTCGAGCTTGATCCCCTGGTGCGCGAGCGCGGGCTCGAGCTCTCGGGCATTCATCGGCGACGCGCAGCGAAACCCGGTGAGATGCTGGATCTTCGACATCTCTTCGGCGATCACGCGGCGTGCCCACTGCGACATCGCCTCGAGCTTCGCGCGGTCGACGCGGAATCCGCGGCGCGTCATGCGCAGCAGCGCGAGCAGCACCTTGCACTCGGTCTGCCACGGGCCGTCGAGCTGCTGATCGGCGAGGTCACGCTCTTGTCGTCGCAGCAGCTCGAGCGGCCCGGTGACGTCGCGCTCGGCGTAGCGCCCAACCGCGCCGGGCGGCAGCCGCCACAGCTCGCGCTTGGCGTCGACGCCGTACGCGTCGGCGAACGCGCGCAGCTCGTCCTCGCTCTTTCCGGCGAGACCGCGGCGCGTCAGGATCGCGTCGAGGTTGTAGTTGTCCTGCAGCTCGTCGAGCAGCGCCTCTGCGATCTGCACGTCGCAGTGCCACTTGGCTTTGTCGAACGCAATCCCGTCCGACCACAGGTAGTCGAGGTCGTACTGCAGACCGTTGCCGACGATGACGCCGTCGAACACCTTTGCCTGCTGCCGCAGGTAGTCGCGCACGGCCGCACCGTCGAGGTTTCCCTCGCCCTCGTGGCGGACCGGCAGGTAGTGCGCGGGTCCATCCTCGATCGCGAACGCGTAGCCGCAGACGTAGCCGCCGCGACGCACGCCGCACCCGAGCGCGCGCAGATCATCGTCGCGTGTTTCGACGTCGATCGCGACCCGCTTCGCACCTTCCCAGCTCGGAAGGTCGGCGACGCACGGCGCGCGCCAGGTGAGCTGCGGCGCGAACATCGGCATCTGCAGCCACCCGGCGTCGCGCACGTCTATCCCTTGCGTCCCGAAGCAGTCGGCGGATGCGTGACGATCCCGTCGACGACGCGCGACCACGACTCTGGTCCAAGCGCCTTACGGATCCGCGCGTGCTGCGCGGCCTGCGTCGCTCCCCAGCTGCGGTTTCCCGTCTGCTGCACCAGCTCGCACATCGCGATCTCTAGGCACTCTCGCAGCTCTGCAGCCGCGCGCTCGTGTCGTCGCGCGATCCCGACGAGGATGTCAACCTCGCCTGTGATGCGTCCGACCATGCGATCGATCTCAGTGACGGTATCGCGCTCGCTCACGGCATGATCTCCCAGTCAGTCGCGAGGTAGTCCGGCAGCGTGAGCGGCGCCAGCTTACCGGTCGCGATGTTGCGGAAGATCGACGGTCCGCCGATCTGCAGCTCGTCGTTGACGAGGGGAAACAAGATCTGCGGGTACAGCCAAACGTGCTGCATCAGCTTCTCCTGCGTGATCGCGCTGACGCCGTCTGCCGTCGGTCCGCGCGCGACCCACACGCGCCGGCGAAACGGTCGTCCGCTGCGCAGCGCCGACAGGAAGTCGAGCGCAGCTGGCTCGGGCGCCGGCGGCGGCGGCAGTGGGTCGGCCGTGCGAAGCCGCGGAGCTTCGATCCGCTGCGATTGAAAAGCGGCGCAGTCACAGCCCTCGACACAGCGAAAGCTGTACTCGCCGGCGTCGCCGTTGTGCGCCCACGCAGGGTGGGCGCAGTCGGTGCATAGCTCCGAGTCCATCACGACCGCACCACCGTTAGTTCGCGCGCTGCGCGCGTGACGCCGGTGTACAGGTGTCGCCACGCGTCGCCGCGGAAGTCGCTCGACTCGTCGAACAGCACCACGCGATCCCACTCACTGCCCTGCGACTTGTGCACGGTGATCGCGTAGCCGAATGCAAACTCGTCGCACTCGCGCCGCATGTACGGAGCTAGCTCGTCCTCGCGTCCCTCGAAGTGGTGACGCCACACCTTGATCCCAGCGATCTCCGCGCTGCCGTCCTCGCTCTCGACGGACAGGAGTCCCGTAGCGTCGTCGAGGATCGCGAACCGCGTGCACTTCCAGATCTGACCGTTGAGCACACCGAGCTCGTGATTGTTCCGCAGGCAGATCAGTTTGTCGCCGGGAACCGGGACGTTCTTTCCTTCGCCGAGTCCGAGGATCCGGCGCGCCTTCATGTTGGTGCCGTGCCGCGTCTTATTCCTGCCGACGAGGATCTGACCTCCGCTCTGCAGCACGTCGATCGCGCGCTGCTCCACGCGCGGATCCCCCCAGCGCCACACCTGTGCGCTGGGCGTCTCGGTGAAGCGCGCCGCGCCGGTCGACTGCGCCATGCGGATCGCCGTGGCCAGCTGCAGGATCGGCGACTCGGCTGCCTGCCGGTGGATCTGCGTCAGCAGGTGATCCGGCTCGCGCTCCGTCCAGTGCGACGCGGCGCCAACGGGCGGCAGCTGCGCCGGATCTCCGAGCGCGAGGATCGGAACCTGAAACGACTCGAGGTCGCGCGCGATGCGGCCGTCAACCATCGACGCCTCGTCGACGACGATCAGCTTTGCGCGCTTGGCGTCGCTGTCGACGTTCAGCTTGAACCGCGGTCCCTTGCGATCGGCGTCGGCCTCCTGCCGCGCGAGCAGCGACGCGAGCTGCTGCACCTCCTTGTCGAGCTTGTCGAACGCCGCACCGGCCGGCGTTCGCGACAGCTCTGCGCGCGCCTTCTGCAGCTCCTCGCGCGTGCGCTCGACCGTCTGCTTGCTCGTTGGATCGCCGGCGCTCGTGTAGATCAGCTTGTGGATCGTCGTGGCGCTGCATCCCTTCGACGTCAGCACGTGTGCTGCCTTCCCGGTCGGCGCACAGAACAGCACAGCGCCGCCGACGTCGTCAGCGATCACGCGCGCTACCGTCGTCTTTCCGGTGCCGGCGTAGCCGCCGAAGTAGAACACGGGGTGATCCGTATCGAAGCCGTTGTCACGCCACATGGCGACGCGCGCTCGGCCCTTCGTCTGCTGATCTGCAAGCTCTGTCACGGGTGCCTCCGCTTGAAAGTGTCGGGTGTGCGCGCTGCGAACAGCCACCAGGGAAGTAGAGATCGCCGCCGGACCATCCGGCGACGAAACGCGCACACCCGTCGAGCACCGAGGGGGAATCGAACCCCCGAGCTATCGCTCCCAGTCCCGTCGTCGCTGCCGCGCGAGTTTGGCACCCGTGGTGCGCGGTGACTTCGAGGCCAGCTGGCCGGCGCAAAAGACCACCGACGATCGCGGCGCAGCAGGATCCGGGTGAGGGGTCTTGCGCCGCGATCGTCGGCAGAAAGCTAGAACGCGGAGTTAGACTCCGACGCGCCGCTGCTAGAGCTCGCGCTCGACGCGGTATCGTCGCCGCTCTGCGCCTCGTAGTCCGCCTTGACGCGACCGGCGACGTAGTCCGCGTGCAGCCGGAGGCCGGCCTGGTAGCGCGCGTCGGTCTTCTTCAGCAGCGACTTGACGATCTCACCGTCGACGGCCGGCGACAGCACCGGGATCGACCACGAGTCGGATCCCTTCTGCTCGTCGCGCGTCGTCACCTTCACGCGGTGCGCGAACATCGGCACGCGGGACTTGCCCTTGACGGCGCCGCTCGCGTCGCGCTGCACGAGCTGGAACATCGAGATCGCGGTGTTCCAGTCCTTGTACGCCTTGATATGCGTCGACTTGAACGGCAGCACGATCGGCATCTCCGGCTGATCACCGACGAACAGCGGCACGCCGTCGCGCCACGCCTGCACGAGCACGCCGGCGATCTCGTAGGTCTCGACCAGCTCGTGATCGGGCGACTTCTTCGGCTGGCCCTTCGCGTCGGTGGTGTCCGGCTGCGGAACCGGCAGTCGGCCGATCGAGCGCTGCGCGCGCTTCTGCGCGTCCTTGACGATCTGCGCGTCGAGCGCGTGGCGTCCGCGGAAGCCGCCGCCGGCGTCGCGGTCGCGATACTCGATCCAGCTGTGATCGGTGATCACCGGGACGAATTCGATCGCGTCGTACGCCTCCTTAGTGATCGAGTTGTAGAGCTGGCCGGCGAACGCGAGCGGCTTGCCGTTCGCACCCTTCTCCTTCGCCTGCGGCGATCCGGCCTGCACGACGAACACCATCGGGACCTTGCGATCCTGGGTCGTCTGATTCTCGTATCCCTTGGTCGCGTCGTCGCCGTAGTCCTCGAACACCTCGAGCGCCTGCGCGCTCTGCGTGGCGATCGCCTGCGACGCAGCGGATGCGTCCTTGTCGATGCTCGCAGCGTCGCTCTTCTTCTTCGTCGTCGTAGCCATGGTCGTCGGTTCCCTTCGTTGTACTGGTTTCGGCCGTCATCGCGCGGGGCATCCGCGCGCGGCAAAGCGTGTTGTACGACGCCGGTGTGACGTCGTCGGTCGCGCTACTTGAGGCGCTTGACCTTGGCGATCTGCTGGTCGTAGACGCTGATCGCCGGCACGATCGGCTTGCCGGCCTCGAGCATCTCGCGCACGAGCTTGCTGAGCGTCTGTGGCTCTACCCACTTCTTCGCCTTCGCGTCGAGGCCGTCGCGCGTCAGCCGGATCACCAGCTCGTCGGCCTTCGCGTCGTCGCCGCGCTCGAGCGTGACACCAACGTGATTCTTGATCACGCCATCGTTGTGCGTGTCCTGCAGCCACTTGATCGCGGCAGCAAAGCGATCCGGGTGCTCGTCGGCGCTCGGCATGCTCGCGCGGATCGTGCGCGTCAGCTTCACGCGGTAGCCGGACTGCGTCTTGAGATCATCTTGACGCATCTGCAGCATCAGCTCGGGGATCAGGCGCTCGTTGATCAGCTTGGCCTTTTCCTTGGCCGCCTTGAGCTGCTCTTCGATCCGCTCGACCTCCGCGTCAGCGCGCTCGCTGTCGATCGCGAGTTGGTCGAGCTGCGCGAAGATCTCGTGTATGGCACGCGGCGCCGGATCCGCGTCTGCGCCGTAGTCGTAGCTATCGCCGTCGCTCGTGTGTTCGCTCACGTCAACCTCACCCGTTGAATGTTGACAATGTCTACGTGAAAGCACGCAGGACGTGCAAGTGCAAACGATCAGAATCTGATCAAAATTTTGGACGCGAGATCTGACTGCAGCAAAACGCGGCAGCGATCAGCGGCGCCGCAGCTTCGCGAAGTCGAACCGCAGCACGTTGGCGCGCAGACCGAACGGTTTACACGCGATCGTGAACGAGCGCGAACCGACGACGGCGCGATCCAGCTTCACGCGTTCGATCACAGCACGCGACACGCGCGGAAGATCCTCATTGAAGATCCCATCACGCGTGAAGCGCAAACCGCGCCACGGCTCGCCGTGGATCACTCGAGCCACTCTCTCAGCGCGTCGCCCACGACCTCAGCCGCGACGTCGTGCTTGCTTCGGAGGGACTTCAAGATCTTCGTGTCAACGGTGCGCAGCGCCTCGAGATCGAGGTAGGTCACCGGGTTGTGCTGCCCGATGCGGTGACAACGATCCTCGCTCTGCAGTCGGTCAGCGAGCACGTAGCTGTTCGAGTAGTACATCGCGTAGCGCGTGTTAACGAGCGTTACTCCCATGCCGATCGCGCTCGGCTTCGCGACGAAGAATTGACGATTGCCCTTGCGGAAGTCGTCGATCGCAGCAGCGCGATCCGCCGGCCGCGTCACCTTTCCGTCGTAGCGCGCGGCGCGCTCGCCGAGCTCCTTGCAGATTCGATCGACGTCGAGCGTGAAGCGACACCAGATGATCATCTGGTGATCGAAGTCCTCGAGCTGGTCACGCAGCAACTCGAACCGCGGATCGCGTCCGCCGCACAGCATGATCGGATCGCCGTCGGGATCGTCGGGATTCGGCAGGTAGCCGCACGCGATCTGGTGCAGCCGCAGGATCTTCACCAACGCGATCGCCGCGGTGACAATCTGCCCGCTGTCCAGCTCGAGCAGCGACTGCTTGCGCAGCGTGTCGTACGCCTTGCGCTGCTCGGGTGCTAGCTCGAACGGCAGCCGCTGGTACAGCTTCGGCGGCAGATTCAGGCCGGCATCCTCCTTCGTCAGTCGGTGAGAGCTAGTCGCGAGCAGCGCCTGCAGCCGATCGAGATTCTTGTAGCTCGCGATGATCTTGATCGTGCGGCCCTTCGAGGTCGGCTCCTTCGCGTCGCAGGTCGCCGGCGCGACGCCGTCGCTCCTCGAGGCGTCACGCGGCGCGGGGTCGGACTTCGCTAGCTCGACAGGATCGCCGTCGATCAGCGCTTCGTACGCCGCGATCTCGGCGTCGGTCGCCGGCTCGGTGTCGACCGGCGTCGCCTTGCCGTAGCTCGGGTCGAGCTTCGCGCCGACGACGATCTGCCGCTCGACGCAGAAACGACCCTTGAACGCCGCGAGCGATCCGATCCCACGCTTGATCCAAAAGTCCGGCTCGAGTACTTCCATCTGCGAGTAGACGTCGAGCGGACTGTTGGACACCGGCGTGCCGTTGAGGATCCGGCGCAGCACGGCCGCATTCGCAACGCGCTTGACGACCTTGGTCCGATCCGCAGATCCATTCTTCACGCGCGAGGACTCGTCGACGATCTTGGCGAACCGCGGATAGCGGACGTTGAACCGCCGCGCGAAGCCGATCCCGCCGTCGGTCTTGAGCGCGTCGTATGTCAGCGCGAGCAGTGGCAGCTCGCCGGAGGCAGCAGAGAGCAGCGCCTCCTCGTCGCGCTTCTGTCTCTGCGTCCCGTGCTCCGAGCTGTGCCAGTCGAGCGCTCGCCACGGAATCGCGCAGTGGATCGGCATCTCCTGCGACGGCCAGTTGCGGTGTACGCCGTCGGGTGCGACGACGATGACGCCGTCAATCCGCTTCTGCAGGAACCAGTGCACGAAGGTCTGGATCGTCGGCCGCGTCTTGCCGCAGCCAGGCTCCCAGAACACCGCGAACGCCGGCTCGTCCCGCGTCTGCGCTACAAGCTCGGCCTGATGCGCGAAGTCGTCAGCGAGCGCGCTTGATCCGTCGCCGCGATGGAGCATCGATCAGTTTTTGCTAATCAGCAGCTTGTCGAGCGTGCGATCGAAGTCCGCGCGCGCTCGGTCGCATGCTTGTCCGGTTAGCACCCCTAACAGGGGCGACGTTGATGTCAGGCGAGCAATCATGCCGCCTCCAACTGGTCGCCGATCTGGAACCAGCCCGCGCGACGCTTGCGAGCGAACATCTCGACGTAAGGGCCAGGCAGCGCGCGTTCCACGAGCGCGTAGAAATCATCGGGCTTCGCCGAGTGCCGACGCCCGACCGTCGCACCACGCCGCTCGTAGACGACCTTCCATGGCTGCACGCTTCCGATATTGCGCGCGAGGTATCCAGGCTTTCCGCGCTGGCACACGACCGCGATCTCGTGCTGAGGGCGCGGGAACGTGCCGAGCGAGAACGCGGACTTGTACCAGACGAGAAAACGCTTGGGCTCGTATTCCCACGCGCGCGCGACACGTTGCGCCGACCCGTCGATCAGAAACCGATCGAGCGTCCACAAGACGAGCCACGAGTCCTCGGCCATCTGCGGCACAGGGAACGCACAAAGCTCGTCGATCGAGAGTGTCTTGTAGCCGAGATCAGTCTTGTGATTGGCATGTCGCTCGCCGCGTCCGTTGACGCGAGTCTTCGGCGTCGTCCATGCGATCGGCCAGGGCGGGTCGGACACGAGCGTCCGAGGAAGCTCGGGCGTGTTGCTCGGGCTACTCATGGGTAACCCTCCTTGGGGTGACAACCGGATAAGCATGCTCGGACGCTTCGTCCTCGTCCAGCTCGACGAGGAATTTACGGATCGTCTGCTCTGCGATCAGTTTCATCGACGGCCCTGACGATTCCAGCGCCGGCGCGTGCGCGCCTTGCCGGGGCGCGCGCTGCCGCGCTCGACGCTCGGACCCTTGGCGCGCGACTCGTCGAGGTTGCGCTGCAGGTGGCCGTACGGAACATGCGTCGACGGTTCGCGCATCGGTCGGTAGCGCAGACCAAGCTCGAGGTAGCGTCGATCGCCGGCCGGCTCGACGGTCGTTTGTCCGACGTCGCTCGGCTTGAACGCGGCGCGGACAGCCGAGACGTCCGGTGACACGTCGTCGAGGATCACGACGTCCGGCGGGACGCCTGTCACGTGCGCGCGAGCAACGGTGGCGTCGAGCGAGGCGTCGATCGGAACCGGCGGACAGACAGGCGGGACCTTCGACGGATCCATCAGTCGACCCTCCCGATCATCACAGCTCGCCGGAGCACGCTGCCGGGGACCTGGTGCTGACCGTTGACGAAGTCTTTCGCCGCGCGCTGCTGCCGGCGACGGATGCTGTTGTCGTGCGACCACAGGATCGCGATGTAGCTGCCGTGCGTCGGTGCCGGACCTGGCACCGGCGAGTCGTCAGCGCGCGTCTGCAGCTCGTGCAGCCGCTTGCGGACGCGCGCCTGCTCGGACTCGGACATGCCTGACTTGCGCAGCCGCTTCTCGAGGATCGCGATCATCGCCACGGGGTGCGCCATGTAGCTCACGCGCCGCGACGGGAACACCGAGCACGCGTCGGCGTGCAGCGGGTGCTCGAGCGCCTCGGTGAGCTCGGCGTCATCCGGGATCAGCGAGCGCAGCTGATCGAGGTTGAACCCCTGCCAGCACACGGAGTCGATGCGGCGATCCTTGTGCATGCGCGCGAGCGTGTACCAGAACGCTTGCACGGCTTCGCCGGGTGACATCCCGACGACGTTGCCGGGTGCGTTGCAGAACGTCGAGCCGATGTGCAGCTGACGCGCACCGAGCAGCCGATCGCGCATCGCCTGCCAGTGATCGCCGTTGAGTCCGTCGCGACCGGGCGACCCGTCGAAGTAGTCCGCCGGACGCGTGTCGGCCGACCACTGCGCGTGCCAGTACGCCGAGCTGGCGGCGTCGACGTCGATCGCGCTGCCGGTTCGCGACGCCGGCCGGAGCACGCACGCCGCGAACCGGCGGCACACCTCTGGTGTGCCCCACTCGGCGAACGCCGCGGAGTGCAGCGCCTCGAGCGTCGCGGACTTCTTCGGCAGAGGCGGATCGCCGTGTACCGATGGCACGGTCGAATCGATCGGCGCGTCGTAGATGTTCACGCCGCCGCCTCGTTCTCGGCCTCGGCCGCGAGCTGGTCCGCCAGCGCTTCCAGCTCCTCGCGCTGCTTGGGCGACAGCTCCTTGATCTGATCCGCCATGACCTTGCGGACGAGCGTCGACGCGTCCGGCAGGTTCTGCAGACGAGCGAGCGCCTCCCAGAGCAGCTGCTGCCGCGAGTTGCAGCGCACCTGCCAGCGCTTGTCGAGGTCAGCCGGTAGCGTCACCGGGCGGCCCTTCTTCGCCGGCGTGGCCGGCTTGGTCTTGGTCGTCGTCGTCTTGGTCGTCATGGTCTTGTCCGTCATGGTGTACTCCGTTCGCGTTGACGATGTCAACGTAGAGATCTCTCATGGTCAGTAGTCATCGCCGATCCTGCCTGCGAGCGTGTCGATCGCGAGCGCCGCGGCCTGCGGCACGACGCCGTTTCCAACGCATCGCCAGACGTGAGGCCATAGCCAGCGCTCGTCGTCGGTGCCAGCGCGGCGGCCAGCCACAGAGGCCGGCTGGCAGGGGAAGCCTGCAGCGACGAGATCCACAACGCCACGCCATGCGCGGCCGTCGAAGGTTGCGAGATCGTCCCAGATAGGAAACGGATCCAGCGCTTTTTCTTCCATTCGCGCCACGAGGGCGGCTGCAACGTAGGCTTGCCGTTCGACAGCGCATACAACGCGACAGGGACCGACGGCGAGATCGAGTCCGCGCTCGAGTCCGAGCAGGCCGGAGCACAGAGCGATGGCACGTAGAGCCACATCAGTCACGTCCGCGCCTTTCCGTGCGCCGCGATCGCGGTGCGCGTGTAGTGCTGCTTGCGCTTCTTCACGAGCGCAGCCGCCGTGTTGTAGAGCGTCGTCGGGATCAGGATCTCCTGCACGACGTACCATCCGCGCATGGCGACCACGCGCGGATTTCGATAGAGCGTCGGGACGTCACCCTGCCCGACGCGGGCCGACGTCGACAGCTCGTCGATCCACCACTTCGCCTCGTGGTAGACGCGCTCGGACGCAGCGACGATGTCGGCGACGTCGGTGCCGCAGGTCTCGACGAGGCGCACGCACCACTCGCCGCGGCCGGTGGAGTCCAGCTTGGCGTTCACGGCTGCCACGCTTTCCCATCGGACCACGTACCGAACAGCTGCAGCCGGCGCTGCTCGTCATGCTCGATCCAGTCTACCTCGATCCCCTTGTCCTCGTAGAACGCCAGTGCGTTGATCGCGGATGCGGCGTCGGGATAGTTGCCCTCACCCTGCGACGACCACTCGCGATTGCCACGCATCCACATGAGGCAGCCGCCGTGTCGCGGCGACCACTTGATGCGCTCGCCGCCCCAGTGCTCGCGCAGCGTTCGGACTTCTTCGGAGATCGTCTCAGCCATGTCTACAGCCTACGCATTCGTGGTGACGCTGTCAACCGTTATTCCGCTGACGAACAGCCGGACGTCCCAGATCGTCAGCACTCGCTCTGCACCGTTGAGAAACCGCACGGTTAGCCTGGTGCGCGGACTTCGCCAAGTTCACGCATTCGCGGCGAGCTCACGGTGCGCGGCGCCGTTCACACGCTGGTGGAACTCGC